TTATCCTTTCTCATGCCCCTTCTCTTTAAAGTTTTTGTTTCAAGAAAATTCTTATATTGCCGCTCGTATTCTTCAATTTTCCTCCAACAATCATCACAAAACAACGGATTTGTAATCTCACCTCTACATAAACAATCGCGTCCACTACAACAAAATTCTGGCTCATAATTAAAATCAATTTCTATATCAGCTCCACAGCCGTAACACTTTACATTTTTAATAGTCATAATCATTATCCTTTCTAAAATCGTCGCTACGCGGACTAAATCACCAGCCATAATTTTATACCTAAAATCTTTTTTCGTTTAACCTTGGTGCTGAACAAGCGGTTGTTTCGATGTATTTACGGTACATCATCAATTGCTTATCATCTTATCCCCAATAACTTTGATGATAGGGACTACTACAGAATTTCCAGCTTGTTTATATAATTGACTATCAGAATTAACCTCTTGAGCCTTATAAAATAACTCATCCGGAAAGCCCTGAAGCCGGAAGCATTCTTTTGTCGTAAGCTTGCGGATCCTTTTATTGACTAAAACCCCACTAATTTCACCCTTCCAGTTAGTACAGCCCTTATTATATTTAGCTTGTATGCATCGAGCATTTGCTGTTATTTTGGGATTTTCTTTAGACAGATCAATAAAGTACAGTCCGGTATTAGCACCCATCCCACCTCCTTGACTGCCCAATGTCACCGCAATTCCATTTGTATCATACACTCGTTGTCCTTGCGCTCCTCCGATAATCTGTTTAAGAGTACCTGTTGTTGAGCCTGTGAGAGGAAATATTTTTCGGGTACTTCGGTTTCGATTATGTCCGATAATGAATAATCGTTCTCGATTTTGTGGGACTCCGTAATGACAAGCGTTGAGTACTTGCCATTCTGCATCATACCCGCTTTCGCCCAATTCAATTTGTACCCGCAGGAAATCAAATCCTCCATTGATTGATAATAAATTTTTAACATTTTCAAGGATAAGATAGTCGGGTCTATCTTTTTCTTTGAATTCATTGACAAGTCTAATAAATTCAAAGAACAATCCACTTCTATTTCCCTCAAGTCCGCTTCTTCTCCCAGCAATACTGATATCTTGGCAAGGGAATCCCGCTGCCCAAATGTCAGATCGTGGAAGTTCATCTGCTCGTAATGTTGCGATATCATCATGATAGAACTCATCTCCCGTCTCATACATTACACGATACGATTTCATCGCATATTTGTCATTTTCTATATATCCAAGGCATCTGTGTCCCGCTTGCTCCAGACCGCACCTAAAACCTCCGATACCTGCAAAAAAATCAATAAATGTTAATTGCTTATTCTCTGACATTATTATCACCATTATAGTGGCTTGGCATCATTTGTATAATCTTGCCATCAATTAACTTGCCATTAGCTTTTTTATTCCGTTTAATCCCGTCTGAACTCCATGTGCCCCATTGTTTGAAAAAGAAAGCCACGCCTTGTTCTTCAGACTGCCGCAAAATTGAATGCACCCATTCAGGTTTCATCGGACGAGCTTTTGTTCCGCTCTCTCCGCCGACTATCACCCAATCAATGTTAGTTAAGTCAATAATACCAAGGCCTTCGATAAGTGGTTCACATGACAAAAAACGGATAGATGCATGCAATCCTCGAAGATAATCAATACGGAATAACTCAGACGGTGCTTCAACAGTTACCCCGAGCCAAACATTCCGAGGTATATCAACTTTTGAAAAATACTCTGCCATTCTGTTGGCTCGTTTAGTAAGTATCTGATAGCGATGGTGTTTAGATTGCTTGATTGTGTCCATCACCTTATCAATAAAATCAAATGGCACAGCCTCATGGAATAAGTCTGCCATAGAGCAAACAAAGACGGTATGAGGCTTTTTCCACTTCAATGGCTCGTTAAGGACATCATTGTGGAGAGCCAGTGAGAAACCATTTTCATACTTGCTTACGCCCATCGCTTTAAGCCGACGCGCCATTGTTTCTGCATAACAGTTGGCACAACCTGCTGATATTTTTGTACAGCCTGTAATAGGATTCCATGTTCTCTCAGTCCATTCTATTTTTGTTGTTCTCATAATAATCACCCCGTTTAAAGCTAAATATATACCATGGTACATATCTCTTCACGCAACTCTTTAATTTCAGCCCGTAAAATCTTACTATCTTTTTCCAGCCTGCGGATTTCATCAATTGCTTTTTGCAATAAACTGATTATTTCTGATTTGGTGTATATTGACAAGTCTTCTTTCAATGTTTTATTCACTATTTATACCCTCCCGTATCATTTCAGACTTATTTTTTCATCTCATTGACTCAGGCATGTCTTTTATTTCTACCTGCTTAAATGATTTATCATTGTTTAGATCAAATATAGTATTATTAATATCATGATTGTTTTTCCAATCTAAGCTTTGATATTCATGAAGTTCATTTAGGAATCTTTTTGATTCTTTTTCATAATACATTCCTATGAACTCATCAACTATACCGAATTCACGATTCTTCATGATTTCGCAAACATTTGTATAGTCTTGATTAAGAAATTCTTGACAAAATTGTTTATCGTCTATGAATTCAGTAAACGATTTTACAAAATCCCGATTACATCTATGCATCATGAATAGGTTGTCAATTATATTTACAATATGTCCGCTACCGAACACATCAATTTTTCTTAAAAAACCATTTTGTTTTTTCGGGTGACAAATTAATACAACATGAATTTTATACTTTCTCGCTAAATTTCTCAGGTACAAAAGCATTTTCCTTTGGGCTTCCAGTTCTTTTATATCTAATAATTCGATGTCCATTGCCATCAAATTATCGATATAAACTATATCAGAGCCTTCCTTTTCTACCGTTTCTATGATAGTATCCATTACATTTTTATATCCATTGCCAAACATATTGGCAACATTTTCATAATCTTTTTCGTTGTTATGGAGAAAGAATTTTCCTTTCATCCATTCGTTTATTTGATCTGCAATGTCATTCGGCGTATAAAATATGTGTTCGCCGAATTGACTTTGTTTATTGTGATTACGTCCCGCTGCTTGAAGATGTATCCAAGCTTGGAGCCGATCCGCATCAAGTTCACCACTATACAATGTACATTTGTACCCACATTGTATATGGTTTAATATCCAATATGTTACCAGTGTTGATTTTCCTGAACCATTTGTCCCTGATATAACAGTGATTTCACCTTTACACATACCAACTATCCTTTTGTCTATTCCCTTCGTTCCCGTAGGCATAAATACCATCTTAGAACGATCTCGCCTTTGAATTTCGTGCATTTGTAAATATTGTTTCAGCTCTGGCTTCCCCCCCTCTTTTTTTGCCAGTGAATATTCTGCAATTGATTTTGCAGTATTAATCATCATTGGTGCAGTTGTACGTCTATCATCAAACTTTTGTTTATTATACGCGTCTGGTTCGAACTTTTGTCTAACATCCGGCCATTTATAACCAGAACATGAGTTGTGGAAACAATGAAATCCGATAGCACCATTAGAACCAACCGTTATCATGCTTTCAGGCGATTTATGCTCATGATTAAACGGGCATTCTGCAAGCAAATATTTTGTATAATTATTAGATTGTATGACATTTGTAACACTTAGGTATTGACTTACAAAGTCATCAATGTTAAAATTATTTTGATATTGCCCATGATACCGCCTTGTATCTGCATTAGCTGGCTTTGGAAGTAAGTCAGCTATTTTTTGTATCATTTTATAATGATTCGCTTTGATCTCATCCGGTACTTTTATTATTCGGCTTATCCTGTGTGGTCTATCGGGTTCATTACTTCCTTTTTTCGCCATTGTACCATACAGTTTAGTCATTCTGCTTGGGTTTGATACGCTTATATCAATCTCCACTTCTTTGTCAGAAAACATCATATCAAGTGCACTTAAAAAGTATTGTATAAGTGGGGTTATACTCTTTTCACTGTCTGTATTGCTTATCATATTTATTTTGTACAGCAAATGATAACCGTTCCCTGAATCAGCTACTATTGGGTTGTAAAACCCCATACTTGACAAATAATCCATTACTTTAGCAAGTTTAACCGCTGCC